TGCGTTGGCTCCAGACGAAAGATCGCCTGATTTAGAACCACGCTCGATAGACGACGGAGCTCGTTGATGATGTACTGCGCTAATTCGTTCTGATCAGCGGGTAAAACAGGTGTCGGCCCAGGCTCAAATCGCGTGACCGATTTGACCTTTCGATCTGGATGAGTTGCCATCAGTGCGTGACAGAACCACGTCTTCCAGTATCGACTAGCTCGAACTCAACTCCGTGTAACTTCCAATCTGTGTCGGTTGTTGACTCAACCTTGAAACCAAAGTATCGACCGGTCACTCGACACGGGACCTTTGACTGAGTATCTGGATTGAACGTGTAAGGTCCTTCCCAGGTCACACCTTGTTCATTACTCATCTGTGAACCGATATAAATATTCACAGTCGAGAGAGCCTCTAGCTTTGGGTACACGGCTTTTACATGTTTGATTCGAGAATGATCTGGTTGTCCACCTTCAGAAAGGCTAAGACCGGTACGCTCGATGTAACTTGTCATGTTCGTACCGTCTTTAGTGTTCCCGTAATCATCTCGATAAATCTTGGTATTGCCTGGGTCCACAAATACTAAGTTCTTTTTATTTGCGTCGTAGGCTCGAGTTCCCCAGGTGGCAGTTTCCGTATTCCAATTGGTAGTAATTCCACTCCAGGTTAACCCCCCTGCAATATCTTTTATTCCGTATGTAGCATGTGAAAGATCTGGTATCTCTCTCACCGTGAATGTTCCTACGTCCCAATTCCAAATAATTGCTGTATCACAGAAGCTACTTCCTGTTGATGGAAAACAAGCCAGCATTTCTTTTCGGCCATAATCGGCTGCAACGAAACTGCGAGAATAGTTATCACCGTCCAGGTTGCCGAACAACCATCGTCTTAGTTTCTTTGGTAACAGGGGATGTATGTTCTGACCATCCATCAGATAGATGTCTGAGTTACCTATAAAGAAGAGTCCCTTCTCAAATTCTGCTGCGCAGTTTTTCGCCAGGATACCAACCGTTGGAGACAAGGTGCGGAACGAAAATATAAATGGAGATCCCACATAGCTCATTTGTACGATTGCATCTTCCTTAAAAATTACAAACTGATCACCTAGAGTCATTCCTTCTAAAATTTCACCAGGGGTTTGTGCCAATTCATACTCGCCAGCGTCCTTATCGCTCGCCGTTTCGTCCCAACTCGACGGGACGCTATGGAATGCTGCCTCATGGGACCACTTCACCAAACGTGGAAAATCTGTCGTACTTTCCTTTGTGTTGAGTCCAACCAAAAACGTCTTGAAAGCCTTCATAACCTTACAAGTGGTACTAGCCGGCCAGTTACTAAGGTCCTGCATCTTGGTAGCAACACTCGCAATTCCACCGCTGGTAGGCCACTCCTGGGGATCATCGACCCCGTTGTTCATAATCAGCACACCACCGATTACGCAGTGTGACCAATTCTCAGCAGCCGTTGCCGAATAGTTCACGTCAGATCCGCCAGACTGCCTGGTGATATTTGTCCAGCTCGAGCCGTTGTGAACGTAGATCTTGGTTAGTCCGCCAGCAACCCAAAAATACTGTGTGCCTGATGGAAGCGCGACTAAATAATAAGGATCGATAGGACAGGTCGCTAAAATTTCGGAGTAGCCTGTGACCTTCTTAACAGCATTATCAAGTATGCGAACGTTGTTACCACCAGACCATGCATTTATTGGTAATTGGTACGGTGGTATGTCCTTGACAATTCCATATTGCCCGAGATTTTCAATTGGTATGATCACGGAGCTGTCGGCCAACTAATATCGAATGGATCAGCATTGTTCTGTGGAACGTCACGAAGTGCTTGACGATAAGTCGCCCAAGATGATTTATCCTGGACTGAATCATCTAACTGCGTCCAATCGCAATCAGCTAATTTTCTATTCCGCTGCGCTCTAACGTTTACCCATTGCTCGTTATCTCGACCACCTAACACAGTAGACCACTCTGGTCTTTTTGATGGATCGTTATAAATAACGCCAGAGCTATAGTCGTTTTCGGACTCAACAACTCCGTGAATAACGAATCCTTCGCCAGGTGTAAGCGTAGTTAAAATGTTGCCTAAAGCATTTGTGTCCGTAAATGTCATTATGTTAGCTCCCAGGCAACAGCGTTGTATTGTCCAATAGAATTTCCACCATTACTCGCATCACCACAAGTAAACTGCACGTTAAAGATATGGTTACCAACTGCTAGACCAGTGGTATCGTGCCGAGTTATAGAAGTTATACCCCTGACTTCATTATTAGAGGATGAGGATGCGCCTAAATTATTCCATTCTCCTGTACACCGCACCGAGGCACCTAAAGCAGCGGAGCCGGTGTCGCTGTATATCTGACAATCACCTGTCTGACTTGTGCCATAGTTCCAAAGTCCTGTAAGTGCCTCGACCTGTAGCAGTAAATCAGTAGACGCCTCGGCCTTTGCCACTGTAAAACTAAACCCCGTTGTCATCGTGGTGGATCGAACACTTGCGCTTGCATCCCCTGCAAAGTATGAAATCTTATTTACTTGGCGAGTTGGAATCGATGCAAAACTTAACGCACCAGATCCGTTGGTCTGCAGTACTTGGCTCGCTGTGCCATCAGCAGTAGGTAGTGTCCATCCAACTGTGGCACTGCCCATAATCTTCCAGGACGTAGCTGGTGAGATTGGAAGCGAAATCCAAGCATCGTTGGCCTCATTCCTCAGCTTGAGTGTGTCTGTATCTGTGTCAAACCAGAGCATGCCAGATGCAACGCTTGTGGACGGTGCGGTTGCCTTAACATGAATGCACTGCACTGCCTGGTCTACGCTCGGAAAGCTCGCAAGCAGTGTGGACTTGACCAATTTTATGTGATCGTCGCCCTGACTTATCGCATCCCCTGATGCGGGAAAGCTGCTATTCAGACCGCTTAAATATGTTGTTGACTCGAGTCCCATAATTTAATTCCTAGACGGTTATGACCAACCTTGAGACACAGCATGAATGCGTGTTTCTTTAGATGTGCTTTGGTTTAAGGTTTTAATACGATAGCGACAGGATGTGCCAGAGGTCGATGTTCTAGTTACATCGTGAGCAGCAGCAATATTGTGCGAGCCCGTTGTACCTTCTGATACAAGCGTCATCGAGGTCCACGTTGAACCGTTATCCGCGCTGCATTCCGCAGTAAGGTCGGTGTTTAGAGTTCCCGATCCAGTTCCATCAGACCATGTCAGGACAATATCGAATTTTGACGGAGCTGCTTCAGCAGTAGTCGAATTGGAAACTAGATTCATCGTTGCAGCTACTGGTGTTTCAAAAAGACGACAGTTAGATGACCATGATCCATTCGATGCTGAGTTACCTTTTCTTAAACGCCAATAACGATGCGCTCCTGGATTAGACCAAGTTGCGGTGTAATCTCTACTTCCGCCTGATGTGGGAGAACCACCTAATACACCAGAACCGAGAGCAATGGTTGTGGATGTTGTCCAGTTGTCGTCGGAGTAACGAACCTCATCGAAATCAAGTTGTGTGTTGTTCTCAATGTAGATGGTGATCTTTGTTATAGCCTTTGCAACACCGCTACCTAGATCAAGATTAACTGTTGACCCTGCCCCCACTCCATCTGACAACAACCCGACATTACTGCCAGTACCATTCCAATACGCGACATTCCAATTAGTGAATCCAGTAACACTCCAGGTACTATCATCAACGGAAAGTGCAGTCTCAGATCCCACAGAGCTGTAGTATTTTCCAGAAGAGTTATAAACCTCATCCGATGAAGTAGAGGTATCGATCCCTGCCTCTGATTCAAAGGCATCTGATGTCTGATCCACTAAGTTGTACTTAGCTAGAGAACCATTTGAGGCGACTTGAAATCCAAGAAGTGCGATGTCATTTTTAACATTGTTGTCATCATACTCAGTCACATGCGCAGTAACACTTGCAGCGGGTAATGTGACCGTTTTACTCGATAGATCTAAAGTCGATGCTAATTGGCTCGCGCTAACACTTGTAGCGGGAAGTGTTACCGTTTTACTCGACAGATCTAGAGTCGATGCTAATTTACTCGCGCTGATTGCTGCGCTCGCATTAATGTCAGCATCAACAATCGCACCGTCTACTATCTTTGCACTGGTCACGCTGTCGTCACTCGGCGCACCGAAGTCAACAACGTCTCCCAGGAATTGCACTGTTACGTTGCTAGTGCCTGACGGTGTCGCTGCCGTTGTCGTAAGCGTAGTCCCGCTCACACTAAACGCATCAATTGGTGTTTGCCTTACTCCATCTATAAATAATAGGACTGACGCTGTGGTCGCTGTTTTGCTGAGTGTGAAAGAGGTACCACCACCATTAAAACTTTCGTAACCGTAAGCTGCAATTTGCGGTGGTTCGTTTCCTATATATGGCATGCTATGACCACCCTAGTGAGACTGCCTGGATTCTTGTTGATTTAGCTGCGCCTTGATTTAAGGTCTCTATCTTGTAACGCATAGCTGCGCCAGATGGTTGACCGCTAATATCTAAA